ATGTTGACTTTCCGTCGTGTGATGCAAAAACCTTACATGCCTCACATGCCGGTCTTTCCCTCAAGATTCGTTCAACGAATTTACGTCGTTCAACATATATCTCTTCGGTTTTTGCACTTCTTTTTTTAGGAGGGCCACTTCTCTTGATTGGTTTGTTTCTTCGAATCATTAGGCACCTCGCGCATCATGGATTTACATCACAGTGAATCGACGTCAATATCGTCAAATGTCCACTTATTATCAAGAGTATCCCACAGCGAACGGTCTATCGAGGTATCTTCTAGGTCAAAATCACGAAGCATTGCTCGATGCCTTGCTATTGCGCGCCTCAAGAATTCAACCTGCTCCCAACCATCGTTTTGCATTTCCTGACCAGTTGAAATCATTACAGCAACCTCGTCAAGGCGTCTATCAACGTGAAACTTAAACCTTTTTATTCTTGTCGCTTTCGTCTCGTAGTAGGAGCCAGCTTCACGGCCCAACTTCGTCCCAGCCCTACCCAAAGCACTGTATCTAGAGAGGTCTGATTTGGAATCAGATTCAATATCTTCAATTTGACGTCCAAGATTTTCCGAGAGTGCTAATAGTGCATCTCTCCATTTTTCCCAGTTTTCTCGCTTCATTAATTCTTTTTTATGCAGTGGAGAGAGCTTGTTCTTTACCTCTTCTGCCACCATGCGCGCAAAAGCATCATCATTAATAATCATTTACTTCTCCTTAATTCCAGGCTGGACAAAAAGATTTGTACCCGCACCATCCACACAGAACAGATTTCTTTGCTTCAAAATCACCAGAGACACAACGCTCATCAATTCCTGATTTTGTTTCTTGAATTTGTTCAACAACCCTGCTTACGTCTGATGGGGTTATTTGCATTTCAAACCTAACCCCATCTTTCAGGTACAGGAGTTCTGCTGAAGATTCATCTGACTCAATACCGATACTTGATAAGAGCTGAGAATAAACAATCAACTGAAAGAACTTATCCTCAAGGTCCATCTTTCTTGGCGTCTTGCCAGTTTTGTAATCGCTAATCTTTGGCGCTCCAGTGAACTTGTTCTGCGTTAGCCTGTCGATGAATCCACGAATCTTGACTCCACCAATTCCTCCGCTAACAAACGATTCAAGACTGTGTGGGGTTACTAGTGCTGGGTCTTCTAAACGCCATAGATTTTCGACACACCACCATGCAGACCATCTGAACAATTTTAAGTTCTTTTCATCGGTGACGATTTCTTGAACCTGAACAGCCCACTTCGTATCCCACTGCTCTTTGGCGATTATTTTTGCCTGTTGCTGTGTTCTGAATTCTGGTGGAAGTTTGTACATTTCCTCAAGAATGTCGTGAACAAAGTTTCCAAGAAGCGCTTCCTTGCCACTCGGGTCTTTGATGTTGTCAATCTTGCTGTACTTAAATTTCAATGGACATTGATTAAATGTTGAAATTGAAGATGGTGAAAGGAACTCTGGCGCCTTTAGGCCTGCACCTGAATTATTTGTTGTCGACATATTTGCCACCAAACTGAAGTCGCAGGGCTTCTACTACGAGGGCCTGCAGGTCATCAAGTGACGCTGTTGTCTTTGTCGGCTTTGGCTTACCACCGCTATGTGTTGACCAGAACTCATTGAGTTCATTCTTTTGCTCTTTGGTGAGTGCTTTTGTTATTTCAACAAAAGTATCCCACTTCTCTTCAAGCTCTGTTTTTGGTGCTGTTTCAACTGGCTCTGGTTGATGGGATGTCAAGATGCCAGCTTCCATTGCGTCCTCAATATCCATAGCGTCCGCAGAACGTGATAGGTACAAACCAACACCAAGGCTTTGGGCTGCTTTCTTGAAAGCGTTTGACTCCGCACTCTTATATGCGTCACCAAGGTTAACTATCTGACCTTGCTTAGTGCGCATAATCTTTGCTCCGTCAATTCCATCGCGAATTACTGCGTCGGTACCATCCGTGAAGTGCAATGTAATGCGAACATGGGCGATAACCCAGTCGGTATCGATTGGGTCGCGTTTGCACTCGATTACTTCGCGCGACCACTTCCTACCAAGTACCTTGATGAGGCGATTGGTCACTTCACTGACTGGAATGAACTTTAGGTTGACGCCTGAGAGGGTCATTACTTTTTCCATCTCCTCTGGAAATGGTGCATACAACGCCTGCATGATGGCTTGTTCATTATTGATTTGCTGTTCCATAGTTTAGGTTGCTCCTTGTTCTAGTTGTTATTTTGCTTTGCGTACAATAATGCTTGTCTTAAGGTCGCCAACCTCACAATAATTGTCTGGATTAATCCCGATTTTATTGAGTTCTTTTACTCTCCAGTAGGACGGAGCGCAATATGTGAGCATATCCAGCGCAATGTCATATGGTGATTTTGTCACTTCGCCAGTGTCCATGTCAACAGACATCTTTATCAATTTGTCCGCAACAGCAGAACCAAGGTCCTTGTGCTTCCAGCCCTTGCGTTCGTAAGATGATGTCTTTTCAATCTTTACGCCACTTGAAAGATTTACTTCTTGTTCATTGCCAATAATCCTACCCATTGCAAAAGAGTAAGAATCATAAACCATCGCCAAGTCGCGCTTTAAAAAATTCAATTCTGCCAGCAATTCACAGGCCTCAACCATGTCTGGACCAGAGTCTGTATATTCCATCAATTCTGAATCGAGCTCAGCAACGAGCTTTTTAATAAGGTCTAATTTCTCATTGTTCATTTTAATATTCCTTGTGGTAGTGGGTCTATCTCTACAGCAGTATAGAAACTCTTCTGCGCTGTGGCAACCCGAGACCAGTTAAAAATGTAAAAGCCCCAACAGCAGAGTCGACCTGGTCATCATGGTCGCACGATTCCGGGAATGACGAAAACTCGTCAAGCCAACTCGACAACCACGGAGCCCTGACTATTCTCACATTTCCGTTAGCTACGGCAGCCGCAAATGGTCTCGCCCTTGTTTCTTTATCTCCAGTTGACCGAATTGCCGAAAAATCGTAACCAGGAAGCACGTATCTTGCATACTGGTCGGCTAGAGCCTTGCCCGAAGAGCCGGGCTCCTGTTCCATGCGTATAGCAACCCCATGACCATCCTCTAGCGCCGTTTGCGCCATTAGCTGCTCAACCTTCTCGCCTTTGACGCGGGCTCTCCTGACGTCCAGGATGTAGGAAATACCCTCGTCAAGAAGCATGAGCGTCCCTACGGTCCAGTCTGGGTCTGGATTGGATGGCGTTGGCTCCGATGCGGCAAGGTCCCAAAATCTCACGACCCTGGCGGAGCTTGTTATTGGCGGTAGCTCGTTTGAATCTATTATCACGAATGAGGTTCTATCGAAAAGGGAGCCGAGAGTTGTGCTCCACCAGTCACCCTCCTCAAGTCTGCGTCTTTCGATTGGGTCTAGAGCCTGCAGGGCCTGGCGGTAGGAAACAGCGTCAATTCCTGGGTTATCCGTCAGTTTTGAGGGTACGAAAATCCTCCCCTCCTGCATGCCTTCAACTATGAAGCGCTGCCTAACCCAATTGGGGGCAGGGTTTGAGGCGCATCTCATTCTCAGGGGTATCTGAGAAACTGGACCACTGGCAGGACGGCGCAGACGGGAGAACAGGTAGCGATAGTCGGATTCCCTGATTTCGGTGACCTCATCCATGCCGATGAACTGGAATTCGGAACCTTTATAACGAAGATAGTCATTTACGTTGTTCAGGTAGCCGAAGGATATTCTTGCACCAGATGGGAACGTTGCAATAAATGTATTGCTATTCCAGTGAATGTCATCATAGTTAGACATCCATGATTTGAATCGGTCCATCAAGGCTCCGGGCAGGGAGAGGTCAGCAAAGGTTCTACGGAAAAGAATGGCCGAATATCCAGGAACATCCACGTATTGCAGGGCCGACATCAACAAGGCGGAAGATTTTCCTCCACCAGCAGCACCTCCGAATAGTGCCTCAAGGGAGTGTGTGCGCAAAAATACTTTTTGGTTTAGTGACGGTTCTTCGGGGCAGAAGGGAGTTTCCTTGGGCGTGAGGTACTTGAGTACTTCCTCCCAGTTCGGTTTATTAGCCATCAGCTATGCATTCCCTAGTGTCGTATGTTGTTTTTATAGGCTACTGTATGTTATATGCCCAAACTAAGAACTCTGCCTAACAAATTCACCATTTGGCTCAAACCAAAATTAACTAGGCGTACGTTCGCTAATGTGTTCATGGTTTCATTTATACTATGTACAAGTATTGGAGCAGGTTTGATATTCCCGCCCGCGGGATTGGTGGTTGCCGGAGTGACGTGCGGTCTATTTGGTTTTTTGTTAGGACTTGAGTAAAACATGGCTTGGAATTCATCCGAAAATAAATCACTGAACCAGCAGCAGAAAAAATCTGCAATTGGTTATGGCGCTCCAGTCACATCAAACCCTAGTTACACGGATAAGCCATACAGGGACTCATGGGATATTGAGCGTGCATACCGAGAGGGTATGCAGAAAATCACTTGGGTGAACAGATGTATCGATGCTATTGCAGGCAACCAAGCACGACTTCCAATCATTCTCAGAAAAGATAATTCAAAAGATGGTGAAGTCGTAGTTGGACGTGAGGCGAAGCGTTCATCACTGCTTGAGTTACTCAACGTTAAATCCAATATTGGTGAAAACTCGTTTATTTTCCGATACAGACTTTCTGCTCAGTTGTTGCTTGGCACAAGAGGGGCATTC